CTTGCGAAGTTTCGGTGGTAAAGCGTGAGGTGTTCCGTGCAATTTCAATTTGCAATAAATTGAAATCACGATATGCCGTGCCGCAGGAGGTGTCAAAATGAACCCTTGGAACACATACCGTTCCAGAATCAATGCTCACGGCATCACAAAGCGCGACTCTGTTTTGCAGCGAGAACGAGCGTTTTTAAGCGCGAAGCTCCCTGCAAGCCTTTCGTACCAGCAATTGACCGTAAACGGAACTGTACGCAATATGGCTGTCATTAACTCCGACAACCTTAATCTGAAAACACTGTGTACGATGCCCGGAGAAGATTTGCCGCACGGCGGTCTGGTCGAATGGATGGGCAATCACTGGCTGATTACCGAGAAAGATGCCAATAACGAACTGTACACGAAAGGCACAATGAAGCAGTGCAACTATCTGCTTCGTTGGATTGCGGAAGACGACACCGTCGTTGAACGGTGGTGTGTCATTGAGGATGGCACGAAATATCTGACCGGTGAATACGGCGACAACGATTTTATTGTTGTGCGCGGTGATTCACGAATTTCACTAACACTTGCTAAGGACGAGTATTCCATTCAGTTAAATCGCAACAATCGCTTTTTGATTGATGACTATGATTCGAAGAACGTCCTTGCTTATCGTCTCACCAAACCGTTTAAGCTCGGTGGAAGCTATAACGGAGAGGGCGTCCTTAACTTCGTTCTTACGGAGTGCAATACGGAAGACAGCGATAACATCGAACTTCATATTGCAAACTACTATGACCATTTCCCGAAAGAGAAACCGGACGAGCCAGATACTCCGTCCGGTGACAATACGACAGATGTACCTGATGGAAAGAAGGTGTGGTTCTGATGCAACTGGAAGAGTTTTTCGATTATAAGAACCAACTGATGAATGACCTCTTGACGAACGAGGAAATCGTGCGGCTTCTTGCCGATGACTGCAAACCAGTCAACGATGTTCAAGACCTCGTTTATAAGCAGGTATTTCCATATGAGTACATTCCAGAAACCATTGAGCACGGGCAGACCTTTATCTGCTGCGATGTTGACATCCAAAAGTCTGTAAATAAGACTTTTCTGATTCCGGTTTTATATATCTGGGTCTTTAGCCACAAGAGCAAGCTCAGATTACCAAAAGAAACCGGCGGTGGGATTCGTACTGATAAACTGTGTTCCGAGATTGCAAAGGCTGTTAATGGCAGTCGATACTACGGTCTCGGTGAGTTGGATTTATACGCTGTGAAACGTTTTGCTCCAATCACAGATTATCAGGGGAAAGTCCTCACGTTCCAAGCAAAAGACTTCAATCGGACATTACCGACCGGCAAGCCAGTTCCATCCAACAGGAAAAATGGATAATGCCGACACGTCATTTACTGTATCAAAAAGACTACCCAATAAATGACTATATTCGGGTTATGATTCCGACTGTTGGTGAAGTATTGGAAAACGAGGACAACTACTACAGCATGGTGTCAATGCTCACTGCTATGCCCATAGATATGATGGTACAGCTTGATGATATCGGGATTGATTTCACAACCATTAACGAGTGGGAGCTTTTTCTCCTCTTGTTTAACTCCTTAAAAGAACAGGACACCTCACTAATTTTTGGAGACTTTGACCTAAAGCCATTCCAACCTGCAATCAATCCGCAAAACGGAAATGTGATTCTGGTTAACAAGGCAACCGGTGTACGAATCGACCGTGCTCTGCATGGGCAGATTGCCGTGGCTCTTAGGAAAATCCACCACCTTGAAAAGGATAATCGCAAGCCAGCAAACGGCGAAGCGAGAGAATATATGATTGAGCGTATGCGAAAGAAGCTGCGTCGTAGGGGTATGCGAACAACCGATTCTCAGCTTGAAGAGTTGATTGTCGCCCTTGTTAACACAGAACAGTACCACTATGGATTTGAGGGGACACGAGAACTCTCTATCTATCAGTTCAATGAGAGCGTGCGCCAAGTAATCAAGAAAATTGACTATGACAACAAGATGCACGGCATCTATGCTGGCACGGTCAGCGCGAAAGACCTAAGCCAAGATGATTTGAATTGGCTAACTCACAAATAGGAGGAATGTCTAAATGAATATCAATGATATCACCATCACCAGCCTTGAGACTATCAATGCATTTGACATCGTGACTGGTGCATTCAAGTTCACTCTGGACGAGCTGCAGAATGCAACTATCGCTCAGACTCAGGAAAAGACCGACATCACCGGTAAGCAGGGTCGCAAGCTGAACTCTCTGAAGAAGAATAAGGCTGTCACCATCAGCGGCACCAATGGTCTGGTTTCTGGCGGTCTGCTCGAAATGCAGGTCGGCAGCGAGTTTGAGAACAAGAAGACCACGGTTAAGTGGCACGATTATCTCACCGTTAGCGGCAATGCTGCGTCTACTGCTTACAAAGCCGTTGGTACGACCGGAAATGAAGTCGAGTCTGTTTATGTCAAGAACAGCGACGGTACTCTCGGTAAGACTTTGACTCAGGGCGCAGAAGTTGCTGAAGGTGTTTTCACCTACAATCCTCAGACGAAGGCACTTGCCTTTAATGATGGAGAAATCGCAGACAACACAGAGATTGTCGTGTACTATATGCGCCAGATTCAGGCTGACGTTCTGGAAAACCTGAGCGACCACTATTCTGGCAAGTGCGCTTTGTACATTGATGCCTTTGCCGAGGATAAGTGTGCGAATGTGTACCGCATCCAGTTCTACATCCCCAAGGCTGACTTCAATGGCGAGTTCAGCTTTGAGATGGGCGACAACCAGACTGTCCATGCGTTTGAGGCTGAGTCTCTGTCCGGTGCTTGCGGCACCAGCGGCGCTCTGTGGACTTACACCATCTTTGGTTCCAACGCTGAGGATGTTGCCTAAAGAAAGTAGGTGGTAAACATGGCAACTGCGGTCAAGAGATGTCGCGTTTGTGGTAAGGAGTATGAAGCCTGCCGCAGCGCAAATAGAGCCGCAGGCGTGTTCCGGTGGCAAGAGGTAGCGTGTTCTCCCGAGTGTGGAAGTATTTATCTCCAGCAGATAAATGAATCCAGAGGCATTGTTGATGCGCGGAAGAAGAACAAGCATAAAAAGCCTGTTGTTGCCGAACCTGTTGTTTCTGAGCTTCAGGTCGCAGAAGAGATTCTGCCGGATGAGGCGCCTGCTGAAATCGAATAAGCAAAATGGGAGGGTAGAGTAATCTGCCCTCCCTTTCTCTGTTAGGAGGCGCTATGGAGCGGAGCAAGTTTAACGTAGATAAAGATAAAGAAAAACGAACTTACAACAATATCGTATTCGACAGCCAGCTTGAAATGAAATACTACAGGGATGTACTTCGTCCCGCAGTGGAAAGCGGCGAAGTAACTTATTTTGAGTTACAGAAAAAATATGAGCTGCAACCGAAGTACACTCACAATGGCAAGACGGTCTTGCCAATCATTTATGTTGCTGATTTTTATATGGAATATGCCGATGGGCACATTGAAGTAGTAGACACGAAGGGGTGCCCTGATAGTGTGGCAAAGCTAAAACGAAAACTGTTTTGGTACATATACCCAGACATTGACTATAAGTGGATTACTTACGTTCAAAAGTGGGGCGGTTGGCTTGAGTACGAAGTGGTAAAAGAATTGCGCAAAGAAGCAAAGCGCAGCAAGAACAAAAAGGAGGAACCCGATAATGGCTAAGTCGGAAAAGAAAATTTCAATCGCATCTTTGGACAAGGTGCTTAAAGAACAAGCAGTGGATATTGCAACAGAACAGTGGTTTGGTAATGAGGTGAAAATTAAGCACACACTCTCTTTCTCGGAGGCGCTGGCATTTGTGGACGACGTGGTGTCAAGCTGCTTTCATACGACTGGTGGTTATATGCCAGAGTTGCAGGAGTTCGTTGTAAAGAGCAACATCTTGACTCGCTACGCCAACTTCAACCTTCCCGATAATTTAGAGCACCGCTATTCTTTGCTCTATAACACGGATGCAGTTGACGTTGTGATTCGGCACATCAACCAGAAACAGCTCGACGACATTCTGGAATCCATCTCTGAAAAGATTAGCTATCTGTGTGAGAGCAATATTGCTGCTATTGAGCGTCAGATGAATGAGGTTGTTTCTGCGTTTACTGAGCTGCAGAAAAAGACCGAGGCTATGTTTGCCAACATTACGCCAGACGATATCTCGAAGCTGACGTCCGCTATGGCAGATGGTCAATTCAGCGAAGAGCGTCTTGTCAAGGCATATACGAATCAGATGAAGGGTGATGCCGATGAGTCTGTCGAGCAAACTGAACGCATGGATTAAGTCCCCACAAGGGCAATCTCGCCTCCAAAACAAGTTGGAAGAATATAATCGGAATGGTGTTAAGAAAACTGCCGCAGGCGATTCGGTTATACCTGAGACACGCATATATGAAGCCGCTGCAAAGTTTATCCAAGTTCTTCAAATGACAGCGAAGAGCTACGACTTACCGGATTCGGTTATGAAGCACATTGAAGGAATGAGCAGTAGCGGAACTATAATTCAGACTGAAGAAGGTTTCGAAATTCCTCTATACTTTGAGGGTGATTTGCATCGTGACTCTCTCGACAATGATTTAGGGTACGAAGGCATCAACAACATCGTTGCCCTTTTCAATAACGGATACCATGCGCAAAACTATGTGTATGGTTGGTGGGACAACCATTCACCATCTGGTGCGGCAATTGGACACTCGTTGTACAACGATAACTATGCGTGGGTGCGAAGCAAAAAAGAACGAGATGCACTGAAGTTTATTCAACAGGCAATCAGCGACTTTAACGGGAACTATGGTTCCGAATACAATATTACTGCCGTAATTGCGGCAGATATATATGAACAATAATTTTGAAAGGCTTGGCTTTATGCCAAGCCTTTTCTTCATAAAGGACGGTGATGAACGATGGCAATGGACGCAGATGTACGGTTACTAATTGGAGTTGCCCGTGGCGGTGCAGATGGTGACAGCGAAGCTCTTATCCGCAAAGAACTCAACGAAATCATGGGCAAAATCAAGCTCGAAGCCAAACTGGATAGTAAATCATTCGGTGAGCAAATCCGCAAACAGCTTGATGCAATTAGTAAGAACGGCAAATTTTATGTCAACTTGTCAAAGATTAACATCGGTGCCGGTGCCATTGCTGATTTTAGACGCCAGCTAAACACCGTCATCAATACTCTCAACCTTGATAAAGGGACAAGCATTACGCTGACTGCAGAAGGCATTGGAGAGGTTAAGAGTAAGATAAAAGAAACCGCAACAGTAACAGATGAAGCCGCCAGAAAGATGGCGGAGTTCAACGTTCAGATTGCTGCAATGAAAAAGCAATCCAAGAACATTGATACTGGTCTTGGGTCTTTGAGCAAGGGAGCAACTGCAGAAGAGGCTGCTCAGGTTACTGCACTGCTTGAGAGATATAAGGCGTGGCAGGTTGAGTTCGAGACACTCCGTCTCCAAGGTGTCGATGGTAGCAATGAGCGCCGAAAGGCACTTGAAGATGAAGCGGCTGCAATCCTTGTAAATATCCAACGAATCAATGAAGAACGAGAGGCTACTGCCGAAGCAGCACAGGCAAAGGTTCAAGCAGAACGTGAAGCAAAGGCTGCGGATGATGCAACAGTAGCGGCTGAAAACAGGAAAAACGCCTCTATGAAACAGGGTGTTGTGCTTCTTACGCAAATGCAAAAAGCGGAGCAGGATTGGACTGCTGCGCAAAGCGGACGGAGCAGCGAACACTATAATAACATTCGGCAGGGTACGGTGTACCTGCAAGAATATCTTGGTCAGCTTGAGCGTGGAGAAATCTCTGTTGATGAATTCCAACGCAGGCTTGCTGGTTTGCGGACATCTTTTGCTGAGTCATCAAATGCCATTAAGAGTGCCGGTGAAAATACTAAGACACTGAGCGAGCGTGTTGGTGGTCTTGCTGCCAAGTTTACGTCATGGCTTACTGTTTCCCAGATTGTTATGAAACTCTATTCTTCCTTAAAGAAGATGGTTTCTGCTGTTATTGACATTGATACAGCGATGACTGAGCTAAAGAAAGTCACAGATGAAACGAGCACCGTATATGCTAAATATCTCGATGATGCATCTGTTCGTGCGAAAAAGCTCGGTGCAACAATTGCTGATACAGTTACAGCGTCTGCTGATTTTGCTCGCCTTGGCTATACACTGGACGAAGCTGCACAATTAGCTGACGCGGCATTGGTGTATAAAAACGTTGGCGATGGCATTGAGGATGTTAGCCAAGCATCCGAAAGTATTATTTCAACAATGAAGGCATTTGGCATTGAGGCTGAAAATGCTATAAGCATTGTTGATAAATTCAACGAGGTCGGTAACAATTTTGCCATTTCCTCAGAGGGCGTTGGCGAGGCGTTGCGGCGTTCAGCCTCTGCGCTTGCTGCCGGTAATAATACTCTGGACGAGAGTATCGCTCTCATTACTGCTGCGAACAGTGTTGTTCAAGATGCTGACGTTGTCGGTACGACAATGAAGACGGTCTCCATGTACCTCCGCGCAGCAAAGACCGAGGCAGAAGAAGCTGGAGAGAGTACGGAGGGTATGGCGAATAGCGTGTCAGAGCTCCGCGAGGAACTTCTGGCGCTCACAAATGGTAAGGTTGATATTCAGATTGACGAGAACACTTTCAAATCTACTTATCAGATTATGAAAGAGTTGGCGGATGTCTGGGGCGAGCTTACCGATATCACACAAGCAAATATTTTGGAACAGATTGGTGGCAAACGAAACGCCAACGTTGTTTCATCAATGCTTGAGAACTTCAACGTAGCTGAAGATGTCGTTAAAACAGCGGCAAATTCTGCTGGCTCTGCGTTGAAAGAAAACGAAAAATATCTTGACAGCATCAACGGTAAGATTGCTGAATTCAAGGCAACGTTTGAAGAGCTGTCTATGACCCTCATTGACTCTGATTTTGTAAAGCAGGTCATCGAGTTTGGTACTGGGCTGCTTGATGTACTTAATGTGCTGGCAAAGGTGATTGATAAAGTTGGTGGATTGAATACCGTTTTGTATGTTACAGTCGGTATCCTTGCCACGATTAAAGCTGATGCCATAAAGACTTTCCTTGTTACAACAATCCCCAGTGCACTGGCGAAGGTGACTTCCGCCGTTTCAACCTTTGTTACTGGGTTTAAGCAACTCCCGGCTGTTATCAAGGCGATGAATAGTCAGACTGCGCTTGCAATCCCCGGAACGTCTCGCCTATCTGTCGCGCTAAAAACACTTGGCATTTCAGCGTCTACCGCTCAGATTGCGGTCGCTGGTATTGCCGCAGCCATAGGCGCAATTCTTTTAATCAAAAACGCTATCGAGGATGCTCGTACCAAGCGGATTGAAGAAGCTGCGTCTACAATCGTAAGCACAGAAGCGACCATTGAAAATGCAGATGCAGTGAAGGCTGCATATATTGAGTACGAGAAGTACGCAAATCGCACAGACCTTACTGAAAGCGAAGAAGCATCCTTTAAGACCGCCCTTGACAAGGTAACCAGTGCTCTTGGAGATAAAGCTGTTGCGTTGGAGGGTTTGACGCAGGGCACCAAAGATTATACCGAGGCATTAGATGGTGCCATTAAGAAAGAACTTGAAGAGGCTCAACTTGCAGCAAAAGAAAAACGTGTGGCTGCTGAGAAGAAACTTCAAAGTGAAACTTGGTCTGGTTGGGATGGTTCCAAAATTTCTTATAACATCCAAGATGCGTGGACGGATGAGGAATATGTTAAAGCAAAAGAAGCTGCGCAGAAGATTGCCAGTGACTATTTGCGTGAAAAGGTTTCGTCTGTTGGTCATGGTTTAGCTGCAACAGAGTTGGTGTTAGAACCGGTTGATTGGAATGTTGACCATTCTAACATGGATGCCGTTGTTGACTACTATTATACGCTGCTTGACCTCAAGGCAGAGTTGCTCCGGCAAGACTTAACTGGCAATGAAATCTATGATGCAGTAATTGAAAAGACCGGATTGCTCAAAGATTCTGTTGATACATATGTCCAATCCATCTATGACGAGACATCAGCGACCTACGTTCTTCAGAATGGTATCCCGACAACGGTTGAAGAGCTTGAAAAGTTTAGAACATATCTTAATCAAACGATTGGTGATATGTTCAACTTTGACGATGGAAGCGATTCGTTGTCCGACCTTATCAATGGTTGGCTCTCGGATAGTGGTTTCTCTGACCTCTTAGCGCAAGCGGCAGAAACCGCTGCATCGGAAGACCCATTTACTCCATATACAGCAAAGCTCGAAAAATTAACTGACACGGTATCAACACTAAAAGCCGCCTATGACGCATTAGATGCAGCTCAGGCAGATATGGCTACTGGTGCAGGTTTGTCAACTGACACTATCGAGGCACTTGCCTCTGCCAACGATGACTACCTCAGCTATCTGTATGAGGAAAACGGTGTTATTAAACTTAACACTGAGGCTTGGATGGAAAACGCCAATGCCAAGATGCAAGAACAGATGGCTGAAATTGAGAAGGAGACTGAATCCCTCAAGGAGCAAAACGCTGCCCTTGAAGAGAAGAATCGCCTTCTTGACGAACAGGCAAAGAGCGGCGAAGATTACTATGACCAGTACGGCAGCGATGGTGGCGCTGGTACGGAGCGGTTAAATGCTGCTCGTGAATACCGTGCGGAAATCGAAGAGAATAACCGTGTAATCGAAGAGAACAACCTAAAGATTGCTGAAAACCAAGGAAAGCTTGCGATTTATAGCAGCTTGTACGGCAGCATTACTGGTGACCTCGATGCTTACACGAGTGCGCTGAACAACTTCTCTCGGATTTCTAACACAATCAACTCCGTTTCTGACTCTTTCCAAACTCTCGCTAATTTGCAGAATCAGGTTGCCGACGGCTTCACAATGTCTTTGGACAAGGCACTTGAGTTTGCGTCTGTATATCCTGAAATTCTGAACAATGCCACCGTCGCGGCAGACGGGCAGCTCACGTTAAACGCAGATGTCGTCAACTCGTTCATTGCTGGCAAAAAGGCTGAACTGGATGCTCAGATTGACAGTCAGATTACGCAGCTCGAAGCGGATAAGGCTGTTCTGACAGCAAAGATGGAAAGTGCGCAAGCACAACTTGAGCTTGCCAAAAACGTAGGCGATGGCGAAGGTCAGATTGCCAAAGAAGTAGCAGAGTATCGAATCAATACTGGTAACGCTTTGACGGCAGCGCTTATTGAAATGGGCGTTGAGGAGTCGAAAGCGTATGCTCTTGCTGCTGCGGCTATGGCTGGTAATGAAGAAGAATTTGCCCGCGTTGCAAAAGAGTGTTTTGAGAACATGGATGACAATGCTGCCAAAGCAGCATATAACATGGCACACTCCATTTTTGTTAACGCAAGCAATTCTTGCAATAGCATTTCTGAAATTGCTGCGCAGGCGCATGAAACAGCTCAGGCTATTGCTGCTATGGGAAGCGGTGAAGTTGCTGGTAGTAGCTCCAGTATCTTCGGTGGAACAGACGGAACCCAAACAGGCGGTCTCAGTCTTGACCTGTACAAAGGCAATTTCAAAGGGACGGATTATAACTATGAAGCAACGTCTGTTAGCTTGGACGATTATGTGTCACAGCTTGAATTAGATATTTCCTCCTATGAAAAAGCAATTGCTCAAATTGACGGTCAGATTGCTGCACTCCAAGCGCTGAAAAACGCCCCGCTCAAGAGCTTTGAAAGCAGCTCGGGCAGCAGTGGTAGCGGTGGTTCCAGCAAAGAGGTCGAAGAATATCTTGCTGACATTGACGAGTATTACGAAGCAATGAAGCGACTGGAGTCTATCCAGCAGCGTCTTGCCAAGTTACAGTCTCAGATTGAGTATGCAGATACAGAAGAAGAGAAGATTGCGCTCACAAAGCAACTTATCAATGTTTACAATGATGAAGCGGATGCGCTTGAAAATCTGAACAGTCTTCGTAGTGAAACCATTGCCAACGGCAAGGCAGAACTCGAAGCTCTTGGATTCAGTGTAAGCTATGACGCTACGACCAACGAGTTCATGGTTCATAACATGGAGCACCTTAACGAGCTTTATGGTGCTACTCAGGAAGAGACTAACGAACTCAGGAAGAAAACCGAAGAGCTCATCGATACGATGGAGTCTCTTAATGACTCAAACCAAGAGGGAGCTTCCTCTCTCCGCACGTTAAAGGCTGACATCAAATCTGCAAAGCAATCTATTATTGATTACTTAAAGCAGATTGTTACTGCTGCAAGCGATGTTGTCGATGCATACCAAAATGTGTATGAGACGCTCCATAATGCAGCCGATGAATATGCCGCAAACGGATATATCACGATTGATACCCTGCAGTCTATTATCGAACTGGGTGCGCAGTATATGCAATACCTCATGGATGAAAACGGGTTGCTGGTTATCAACGAAGAGAACATCAATAAGGTGCTTGCTGCAAAGACGCAAGAATTAGCTCTCAATCAGGCTATGACTTATGTCGAGCGTCTCCGCCTTGCATTGCAGGAGAACTCCATTGAAGACCTGAACAACCTTCTGTACGCCACTACAGAGGCTACGAACGCCACTTGGGGATTGGTGTACGCCAACCTCGCCTTGCTTGGACTGGACGATGACCAATATCAAGCTGCGCTCCATAACATCAATGCAATTCGTTCTTTGGCTGATAGTGCCGTTAGTGGTATCGGTCAAACTGCCGGTAAAACGGCAGAGGAACTAAACAACATGAAAGATGGTCTCGATGACATCTTGAAGTATGTTATGGATATGCTCAAGCAACGTATCAACGACCAGATTGATGCGCTTGAGGATATGAAAGATGCCTACGCTGACATTATTTCTTTGCGCAAAGAAGCTTTGGAGGCTGCAAAGTCGGAAGCAGATTACCAAGACAAGGTAGCAGAGAAGGTTAAGGCGCTCGCTAAATTGCAGGCTCGTATCAATGCGCTTTCCTTAGATGACAGCCGCGATGCACAGGCGCAAAAGGCAAAGCTTGAAGAGGAAATGTCTCAGCTCCAGAAAGAGCTTGCTGACACCCAGTCAGATTATGCGGTAGATGCTCAGAAAAGCGCACTTGACAATATGCAGAAAGCGTATGAGGAGCAGAAAAACGCAGAAATCAAAGTGCTTGAGGACAGCATCTCTTCTTATCAGAAGCTGTATGATATGGCTATTGCATATATCCAGTCAAACTGGGGCTCATTATATGATGAGCTAATTGCTTGGAACTATCAATACGGCGATGAACTGAGCAGCACTATCACGACAGCTTGGGAAAATGCCTTAGCTGCCGCACAGAGATATGGAAGCTACGTCAATGCATTGAATAGCATTGGCGCTGATATCGATGCTGCAAATGGCGCTGGTTCAAATTACATTGTTGGTGAAACGACATATGACAACAGTTCCTCCAACGAGGAAATGATTCATGCTATCATCAAGGAGATGTATGCGAATAGCCAAGCGCACCATACTGCCAGTAAGGAAGAGAAAGCGCGGCTCGACAAGCGCAATCTGACCCTTGGCGCAATGCTCGGTCAGTACGGCGTAAATGCTTACCGCCAAAATGGAACGTGGTATGTGGATGGTGGTGCACTTCTTTATGAGAAGTATCGTAAGTACATTTACCACACTGGTGGTATCGCAGGCGACCAACCGACTCTAAAGCAAAATGAGATTCTCGCTGTCCTCGAAAAGGGTGAGGCGGTTCTCGATGCGAAGAAAGAAGCCGGTCTCTATCGCATTATTGATTTCACTACCGCACTGTCGGACAAGCTTAGCAAGTTGCTCACCCTTACGGATATGAGCCGTATGTTCGGTCAGATGCAAGGTGATGTTACGAAGGCTGCTTCTGCTTTCGCTCCAATCAATAACACACAGGCACCCAGCGTATCCTTTGGCGATGTTATCATTTATGGAGCAAATGAAGAAACGGTTGAGAAACATCGTGAAATCAATCGGCAGTTCACCAATGATGTTATCAAACAACTGAATATCAAACGTTAACGGTGCGGAGGGAGCTTCTGTCTCCCTCCCACTGATATTTTATGAAAGGAGATGGATGCGGTAAACCATGTTTAACTGTTATGAGTTTACTTTTGACGGAGAGTCCTCTGCGATGTATGGGCTTATGGTCTATGACATTGGTGGCAGAGGTCAAAGCGATGTGAGCTTTGGTAACAAAGCATCCATCGTCGAAACAAGAACAAACAATCGGATTCAGCCAATTTACTTTGGAACAAATTACCACAGCAAGCCACTTGAATTCAAGTTGGTTTTTGGTGCCGAGCGCGAGCTCGACCGGTATGAGCTTGAAGATATCGCTTATTGGTTGACTGGACGCAAAGAGTACAAGTGGCTTTCCATCGGGCAACAGGACATGGAGCAACTTCAATTTCGCTGCATGGTCACTGAGTTGACCCCCATCTCACATGGATGGTTACCCGTCGCATTTCAGGCGACCATTCAATGCGATTGCCCCTATGCGTATAGCTATCCGTTTGAAAAGCAGTACACGATTTCCGGTGAGACTACCATTCTGTTCCGCAACGAAAGCTCGGTGCGTGAATATCTCAAGCCTGAGATTTCGTTCGCACCTGCATCCAGTACAAGAACTTTGTCTCTTGTAAATCTGAATGATGACGACCGAGAGTTCAAGTTGACTGGCATTCCAAGCGGTGCATCTATTTTCGTCAATAACAGCAACGGCATCATTCAAGAGCTCTCAAGTGGTTACAACCTATACGATGGATTCAATCTCAACTTCTTCCGCTTGGTTCACGGAGACAATAATATCAAAGTAACCGGTGATGGCGTACTGACCATCTCTGGCAGGTTCTTATACAATGTTGCAGGATAAGGAGGTGTTGCGGATTGTATCTTGATTATTCCAAATTGGCGTTTGATAAAAACGGCACGCCCGAAACGCCTACGCTCGTCCTGAAGACGATGCATGAGGAGACTATTGGAGTTATCCCCGGTGTCTATAACCTAAAGCTGTCCGTCAAGTTTGCAGAACCAAGCGAAATGACATTCGATGTTCCTGCCATCCTTGATGGCGAGAAGAACTGGATTTATGACGAGCTTGTTGGATATAAGGTCATCTACACCGAACACTATGGTATCTACGTTGTTATGAACCCGACAACAAGCGCTGATGGTATTTCCGATGTGAAACACGTTCAGTGCTACTCTTTGGAAAAAGTTCTCGACACAAAGAAATTCTTCCTTGAAGACGGCGATGACGGTAGTACATTCAAGTTCTTCAATCAGACAAACCATAACGACCCGGACACTATCATCGGTAGAGTTCTTGAGGTTGCCGATGGTTGGCATATGGGCTATGTTGCTCCGTCTGTTGCCCAGCGCTATCGTACATTCGATGGGTATGACGATTACCTTATGTCCTTCCTGTATGGCGACTGCCAAGACAAGTTCCGCTGTGTGTTCGTGTTTGACCCTTATGAGCGCAGTATCAATGTCTATGATGCCGATATCGAATTAGAGACGCTCCCCATTTATCTGGACTTTGATAATTTGGTTGAGAGCCTTGATATCGAAGAGGTGACCGATGAATTGGTTACTGCAATCAGACCGTATGGTAGCGATGATGTAGATATCCGAGAGGTCAACCCCATCGGCTCCAACTGGATTTACGACCTTAGCTATTTCATTGCGAACGGTGACCTTCCTGATGCCCTTGCTGCAAAGTGGGAAGCATGGCAACGTACTGTCCTCAATCGCCAAACATACTACAAAGGTTTGGTAGCGTTACAGGCATCCGCATCTTCCACGTTACTTGCAACGCAAGCTGCACTCGCGGATTTGAAGGGTGAGCTTGATACGCTTACTGCACAGCAAAGCGTTACGATTCAGGCGCTTGCAATGGAAACCACATCAACCGGTAAGGCTAACCAGCAGAAGTTGCTTGATGAAATCAACCAGAAGATTGCCGCGAAGAAGGCTGAGATTGCGGCAAAAGAAGATGAGATTGCTGCGCTTGAAGCGAACATCAAGCCGTATGCAGAGCAGATTCAAGCTGTTGTCAACGAACTGTCTATCAGTAAGTTTTTGTCAGAAGAAGAGTATGCAATTTTGCGCAAGTACATTATTGAGCAGGATATTACCGAAGACACTTTTGTTGCCACGAGTGTTGATACGACTGTATCTGGTAGTTCCTACTCACTGGTAAACGAAAGAGTTTCCGTAGATGCCTCTTCAATTTCTGAGGTCGATTTGACCAACGAGTTTCAAAAGAAAATGTATGTACTTTCTGGTGGCAACTTTGCTTTCAGTGGAAGCCACAATATCACTGGCGATATTATTCGTGGCACACTGGAGGTTGGTTCAGACAACCAGTATGTGCTGAGTTTGTACGCAGGGTCAATCACTGTCAATACGACAAAGGCTTCAAGCGGCACAATCACGCTTGTCGGTTCGTTGTCATCTTTTTCATCTGACATTAGAGATGTGACCATCGATGAGGTAACTACACGGGAAGGCAGCAAGATTTCGTTTGTCTGCGGCACTGGCTCTATGTATTTGACAGCAAATGTCAGTGATTACCAAAAATACTCTGTGCAGTTGGAACTGTATGACTACGCGCTGGATGTTCTTGCAGATTTGGCTACACCTACATATGAATTTTCGGTTGACTCTGCAAACTTCGTATTTGCCCAAGAATTCGCACCGTTTCGAAACCGCTTGGAGCTGGGTAAGGGCGTGTATCTCAACGTCGGCGGTAAGCAGACAATCACGCCATATATCATCGAGTTTGAGTTAGATTTTGAAAAGCACAGCAATTTCTCGGTTGTCTTCTCAAATCGTTTTAAGCGAAAAGACTATGTCAATACATTGAAAGATATGGTAGAGACCAGCTACTCTACCAGCCGCAGCTTCGATGCCAACAAGTATTTGTATAATCAGGCTGCAAATCAAGCTGCGTCAGTCTCGAAGTTTATGAAGAGCTCATTGGATGCGGCGGTCAATACAATTATTGCCGCCAAGAACCAGAGTGTTGTTATCAACGGTAGTGGTATCCATGTCGGAGGTGATTCCAAGTATCAGCTTCGCATTGTAGATAGCATGATTGCTATGACCGACGATAACTGGGCGACCGCAAAGCTTGCTATTGGTCTGTTTGCGTCCGACGAGGTTGGAACATACTTTGGTGTGAACGCAGAGGTTATCGGCGGTAAGCTTATTGTTGGCAACAATCTTGTTATTGAGAATGAGACCGACGACGGTGTCATGCAGTTCAAGGTGGACTCAAGCGGCGCATGGTTGAACAACTCCACGTTTGTTCTCCAAAAGGACAACGGCGGCAAGATTCTCATTGACCCTATGTATGGTATTGCCGCAGGCACAGGTGACCTGTACTCCGTAGATGGCACAACTGTTTATCCGTCATTTATTAGCCTTGGACGCAGCCGTGATAATATTCTGTTCGACGATGACGGGATGCCTCAGAATGCAAATTTCTATCTCGATATCGATGATGGCAGCGTCTACATCCGTGGCAAGGTCTCTGCTACTTCCGGTAAAATCGGTGGCTTCACTATTGAAGATGACTACCTCCACGCTGGTAGTGGAAGTGACTATATTGCTCTGAACGGTTCTGGCACAAATGCTAACTCCGCCTATGCAATGTGGGCTGGTGCAGCCGCTCCCGCATCTGCGAAATTCTGGGTAAAAAAGAATGGCGATATGTATGCAAAGAGCGGTTCGTTTCAAGGTGTCGTGTCTGGCGCATCGTTCAAGGACAAGTCTGGCAATTCCATGATGAATAGCAACTATGAGTTCACTGCTGGATACCTCAATCTCAATGGACTGAATGTTGGAAACGGCAATTTTACAGTCGATGCCAGTGGTAATGTTTCTGTTCGAGGTAGCATCACAATGGCTGCTGGTTCATCAATCAACTGGGCTTCTGTCACAGAATCAAACGTTGGAAATAGCAGCTCATATCAGAGAGCTAATACCGCCTACAACCTTGCAAACACCGCGAACTCAAATGCAGGTGATGCATACAACTTGGCGAACACCGCTTTGCAGGCTGCCTACGACAATGCATTGAGCGACAGAGATATCTTCAATATGCTTACTAACGGAAGCACGCTGTTTGGCATTTTTAGCGATTCAACATCGAACAGGCTATATATCAATGCAAATTACATCCGCTCTGGTACTATTGATGCTGATATTATAACTCTCGGCAGTGATTGGGGTGGCTTCAAGTGTGCACTTGGTTCTGACGGTACTGGTCGTTACACCTATGGTGCTAAAATGTATGGGTCTAATGAGGAGTTTTATTTTATCGCTACAAATGCTGGTGTCCGTATGCAATCCGATGGTGAATCATTTGTTGTCACAAGTACCCGTATTGTTGCAAGTACGGATATAGATACCTCTTCGGACAGACGATTGAAAAACAATATCTCGTCCGACTTAGACAGGTACATCCCATTTTTTATGCGTTTGCAGCCGAGCGTCTATCGGTTTAATTCTGGTCGAAGTGGTAGGTTCCATACTGGCTTTATCGCGCAAGAAGTAGAAGACGCATTGCGTGATAGTGGTCTTAGTACGCAGGATTTTGCTGGATTAGTAAAGTGCTCCGGGCTGAATGATGCACATTCAAAATATACAGACGAGTATTCTCTGCGCTATGCAGAATTCATTTCCCTGAACACTTACATGATTCAGCGATTGTACCGGCGTATTGACGAGCTCGAACAGAAACTTCAAGCAATTGAAGCATAATAACTCCACGATTGAAAAGCACCCGAATGCTTTTGTAAGGAGTGGCACATCCTATGGTGTTCCGCTCCCGATTTTATTTACCCAAAAGATATAAAGGAGAGCCATATGAAAGACGAGATTATGAATCGACTTGCCGCTGTTCTGAATGCGTTGAACGCAGTTAGTGTAAACGGCAAACAAAACCTTGCAAATCTGAGTGGCAGCATTGCTGTTATCGAGGAGGTTGCCGCTATGCTGGGTGAAGCTTCTATCGAAAAGGCTTCCGCAGCAGATGGCGAAAAGATAAAGTAAAGGTGGTGAACCTATATGCCCTGTGATTACAGCCCATATACGTTACCGACCATTGACTTCGTAGCTGGAGAGACGCAGGACTTTGCGTTCTACACCTACTTCTATAAGAGCCACCAGCCGTTTGCGCTGAGTGGGTGTACGGCAAACTTCTCTATTGTTAGCTTTACCAACAAGACAGGTGTACCGATTCTTACGAAGCCAATGGAATCACATTTTAACGATGATGTCACCGCAGAAAATGTGTTGGCGGTCACATTAGACCCGTTGGACACGGTAGATTTGTGTGGTAAGTACATCTATCAAATCACTATCAAAGATATTAACGGCAATATCGAGATTCCCAAACAAGGCATCTTATTTATTACCAATAATATCAACAAGAGTTTCATCAGGCAATAAACCGGGGCGTATGCACCCGGCTTTTATTATGCCCATTTTTAGAGGAGGACAGATTCTATGAATACAACCTACTTTCTGAATTGTGCGGCAGGCAATATTTTCAACACGAAAACGTCTCCTGCTCTGCCAAAGACCTATTACATTGGCTTGAGCACCAGCGCCCCTGCTATCAATGGTACTGGTGTAAACGAGCCGTCCACAGATGCTGGCTATGCTCGTGTGAAGTTGAGTTCCCTTGGTGAGCCGGTTGACGGCGTTGTCACCAACAGTCAGGCTATTAACTTCAATGAATCAACTGCGAGCTGGGGCACGATTACCCATTTCGTTATTTACGATTCCGCCACTGTTGGCGAGGGCAATCTCCTGATGTATGGTACGCTCTCTACACCGCGTAGCGTTGAGACTGCAACCATTATGACCATCAAGGAAGGCTATCTGTCTCTGTCTGCTCAGAACCCCACCTGATAAGGAGTTGAGTCGCATATGGCAAAAGAGTTTGATATTTACCTAAACAAACGACTTACTGAATGCGACATTATCGTCTACTCCATTCCATTCCGTGATGGATTGACCGCGACGAACCGTATGATTTTGGAGAGTTGCCTTGAGAGCTATACCCTCCAGAAGTTCATCGCTGTTGAAACTGGCTCCGAGCTGGTCTCTCATATCGACAAGATGATTAAGACCTGTAATGAGCGGCTGCACATGGCATCAACTTGGGGCATCGATTTGGAGTTCCAAACGCACTATATTCTCAATCCTGTCCCAACCGTCATTGAGATTGCACCAAACGATGATTTGCAAACGCTTCGGAATATGTTTATGAGCGTTGAAGACAAGCTGCAAATCACCGCCGCATCTATAGATGCTATGGTTGCCAAGTCGTTGGGCGAAGGCGGTTCGAGAATGAACATTGACGCTGAAGTGCGCCAGTCTCTCAAGAATAGTCTTCTCCGCCCTGCGGCGGCACTTCCAGTTGACACCAAGGTGCGCCAGATTTCAGAACAAAATTTCCTGACCATTGATGCTCCGGTCGAACCGAGTGCGGAAATCGTTGACCTTTGCTACCGTTTCTATACTGCGGCGGGGACAGCTATGCAGATTGCCGCCGCTGTCATTGAAACAGAGATTCACTTTTCTCTCGGTAGCGGCGAATCTGGAATTGAGCTCTCCGCAAGTGCAGATGGAACGGCAAAAAAGTATGAGGCAATACAGAGTACAGTCGAAATCCTTGCTGGCATCACGGAGAAAATCACACAATTTATGGCACCGGAAAAGGGTGGCATTTTGTTGTCAGCAGCAGCCACGCCAATCTTGAAGCGGCATAGACTGCTCAACGAAATGGACGCAGATACGCTGCTGACTTATGACGATATGGCGCTGGAAGACATCGACTACATTATCCTATAAAGAACGGAGGTGACGCGAGTGATTTATATCAAGCTGGATGACAGTATGAACCTCGTTATCACTGTGAATGAACCGATTTATAGGGGCGACAACTTGAATCAGAAAATCATCTACCTGATTCCGTTGCAGGTCGGCGAAATCGATATGCTGACTGCGACCCCTTATTTGAGCTACATCCGTGCAGACGGTGTAGCTGACATCGTGCGGCTGGAACGCCAAAGCGAGAAATACAAAGAAGCCTATTACCAATATGTATTTCCGGTTTCTTGCCGACTGACAAAGTTCCCCGGAGAAGTTTGCTCATGGCTTCAAATCTTCTCGGGCACGCCGTCTAACCCGACCATCGCAAAGAGTGGCGAGTGTCTGCTTTATGTCGAGGAATCCAAGAACATGGACGACTATATCTGCGACCATCAGCTTTCGGCTATTTACGAGATGCAGAAGAAGACAGAGGACACGGAGAGCAATATGGACGCCATCCAAGAGGAGATTGACAAGCTCGTTAAAGGTGATGACGTTATCCATTTTACAAGCAATAGCGGCAACGACCCAGTGGACGAAGATGCCGTGATTCAATTCTGATTGACGGAGGTGATATGAGATGGGCGTGAGAGTCGCTTACGGAAAGAAAGGTAGAATTTCCGCTGCAATTGCTTCCGGTACTATCCCGAGAGATAGTCTGATTATCACCAGCGACAGCAAAGAGTCCGAACTGTATTTCTACGATGCGAATGGTGAGATGAAAAATATCTCCGAGCGCAAACAGTTTGAGACGTTAACCGAGGCGCAAGCGTGGGTCAAGACCTACGATTGTGCTGGACACATTATTTCAGTGCATAACGGTTCTGATTGGGTTCCGTATATCGTTTCTGCTGACGGGAAATTGTCTCCCGTTAATGCAGGCGACATTAGCGTTGGCGATGTCAAAGTGATTGATGGAGGCGCTGCGAACGGTATCCAATGAAACCATTCTGCAAAAATATTTTGAAGGAGGAAAGTTATGCCCAATACTACGATGAAAACCCAAATCCAAGTTCGGCGTGACACAACGGCAAATTGGCTTGCTAACAAAGACGTTGTACCTGCCGCTGGTGAGCCTTGCTTTGACTTGGAGCTTGGTACTCTCAAGATTGGTGATGGCGTTACCACTTATGAGAACCTGAAGGCTATCAGTGGAGCAAGTGCTGCCCATTATGAAGGCGTGAAGGCAGAGGGCGAAAGTGACAACGATGTCATTACTCGCGTTCTGACTGCGGCTGGCGTTACCGCTGAGAAAGATGACATCTTTGTTGTCAAATCTCTGATTGCCGATGGCAAGTATTCTTACACTGCCTATGTCTACGATGGCTCTGTGTGGGCTGCGATGGATGGAAACTACAGCGCCGAGAATGTTTACTTTGCCGATGACCTGACGTACACTGCTGCCATTGGTGTTCTGACCGTTCCGAGCTCTGGCTCTGGTACGATTGCCGCATCTGGCAAGAATGTTAAGGATGTTCTCGCGTCCATTCTGGCGAAAGAAAAGAATCCGACAGCAACACAACCCGCCGTGACAATTACTTGTAAGCAAATTGCAGCGTATGAGGTTGGTTCAAAAGTCACTCCTGCGTACACCGCTTCTCTGAGCGCGGGTAGCTATACATACGGTCCTGCAACTGGTATTACTGCTACCGCTTGGAGTGTAACCGACGGTACTGCTACCAAGGATACTGCCTCCGGTTCGTTCGATGAGCTGACAGTTGGCGACGCTACCAGCTACGCTATTACGGCTACTGCGACTCACGGTGAGGGTGCTGTTCCTGTAACGAACCTCGGTAATGAGTATGCCGCCGGTAAAATTGCTGCCGGTAATAAGAGCAAGGCGACAGGCAAAATCACTGGCTACCGCAACAGCTTCTACGGAACGCTGGAAGCGAAGGATGGCGAAGTGAACTCTGCACTTGTGCGTAGTCTTAGCGGTAAGAGTGGTAAGGCTCTGGCGACTGGCAACAGCTTCAACCTCGCAATCCCCGTTGGCGCCATTCGCGTTGTGTTCGCGTATCCCGCAACGCTGCGTGATGTTAGCTCCGTGCAGGACGTGAATGGTATGAACGCGGAAGTCAAGACCGCTTTCACCAAGACCGTCGTTTCTGTCGAGGGTGCGAACGGTTATCAGGCAATCGACTATAAGGTGTATGTGATGGATATGGCTAACGCCAACGATACTGCAAACACCTATAAAGTGACAATCTAATATGGAGGTGACGCATAATGGCTGATTTTGGCAAACTGAATTTCGCGGTTTCATTTAATCCGCAAACTGCGTTCCCTCTGGACGCACGTTATTACTTCTCTTCTCTGAGTGCTGCTGAAGCTGCCGCCGCTACCGCTGTTGAAGTCGGTAGTTCGGACGGCACTTATTTTTATGGCGAAAATGTTTGCGTCGTAACGGAATCTTCCGCCGACCTGTACATTATTCAGCCGGACAAGACCCTGAAGGCAGTCGGTTCTGCCGTCCTTGGCGATGGCAAGTCCATCGAGATTGTTGATGGCAAGGTCGCTCTGAAGGGCTTTGGTTCCGCCACCGCAGGTCAGCAGCCTCGCATCAATGCGGCTGGTACTGCTATTGAGTGGTACACACCCGATACCAGCACCGTTTCCGGTCTGGCTGATACCGTCGCTGGTCATACACAGGACATTCAAAACCTCCAGACTGGTAAAGCTGATAAGGCTACCACGCTTGAAGGTTATGGTATCACTGATGCTATGACCGCTACTGCAATCGCGGAGGCAATCAAGACGGCTATCGCCGAGACCGGTCATGCCAGCTTCACGAAGGTTGATGCAGTCCCTGCGGCTTCTGAAGCCAAGGATAATGTTCTCTATCTCGTGATGAATGCCGACACTGGCTTCTACGATATCTACGCAAAGGTAGGTACCGAAGTTGTTCGTCTGGATGATGTGAGTGTAAACCTCGACAATTATTCCACCACAGAGCAGATGAACGAAGCTATTGCTACTGCCATTGCCAACAAAGTTGACAAGGTAGATGGTAAGGGGCTCTCTACCGAGGACTTTACGACTGCGCTGAAGGAAAAGTTGGTTGCTCTGCCAGAGGGCGCAGAAGCCAATTACGTCAAGAGTGTTTCTGACGAGTTCACTGTTTCTGCAGAGGGTAAACTCGAAGTTAAGGAGGTCGCTCCGGCTAAAGTTACTGGTCTCCCTGATGCTCTGGCTGGTAAGGTTGATAAAGTTGCAGGTAAAGGCTTGAGTGCCAACGACTACACCGATGAAGAGAAAGAAAAGCTTGGCGGCGTTGAAGCGGGCGCAAACAAGAACCTCATCGAGATTATCAAGCTGGCTGGTGCCGCGTTGAACATCTCTGAGAAGGCAGTTAACATTCCATTTGCTGGTGATACTGCTGGTGTTGTCACCAGTTCCACCGGAGAGAATAAGGTCGCTGTCGCTGAAGACGGAAGCATGGAGGTCAATAGCCTTAACATGAATAAACTGGTTCAGTCTGATGGTGATACACTGATTCTCGATGGCGGTAATGCCGCTGTCTGATTAAAAACACAATGAGCGGAGCTTTGTGCTCCGCTCTAACTAAAACCACATAAAAAGGACGGTAATCATTTATGGCTACTACAACATTTAATACCCGCATTTCTCTGAAGTATGACACCTACGCACAGTGGGTTGAAAAAGACCCCCAACTGCTTGTCGGTGAAGTCGCCGTTGTTGTCGTTCCGGCTGAGACTGGTGCCGTAGCGAAGGAGCCTGCTGTTCTGTTTAAGGTTGGCGACGGCGCACACAAATTCAGCGAGCTGCAGTTCACTGCTGGTTTGGCTGCTGACGTGTACGACTGGGCAAAAGCAGCTTCCAAGCCCACCTATTCCGCAAACGAGATTGGGGGTCTGTCCGACTACATCTCAGGCGAGATTCAGGATACTGATACCCAGTACAAGCTGGAGGTCGATGCGGACAATAGCCGCAAGTTCCACCTGTATTCTCAGGCAAAGGGTACATCTACTTGGAATTTGGTGAGCACAATCACCATTCCTGACGAGACCGTTTATACGCTGGCTGAAGGCACTGCAAATGGTACTGTCAAGTTCAATGGCGAAGACGTGAAGGTTCACGGTCTTGGCACTGCTGCCTATAAAGACGAAGGCGCTTTTGACGCGGCTGGCGCTGCGACTAAGGCGCTGGAAGATGCAAAGACCTACGCAGATGGTAAGGACGCAGCAATTGCGGCAGCGAAGAAGGCTGGCGATGATGCGCAAACTGCCGTTGACGCTCTGGGTGAGCGCGTCGGTGCATTGCCCGAAGGTGCTACTGCTATGACCGTTGTTGGTTACGTCGATGAGAAAATCGGTAAGATTCCTGCTCAGACCGACTATACCGTAACTGTCACCCCTTCTACCCCGGATGGCGTGGCAAAGCGCTACAACATCAAGCAGACGGCTACCAATCTGGATGTGAATATCGATATCCCCAAGGATATGGTTGTTGAGTCCGGTACGGTTGAGACAAAGGCTGAGGCTGGTGCATGGGGCGAGGCTGGTACATACCTGCATCTGGTTCTTGCCAACGCTACTGAAGACAACATCTACATCAATGTTGGCAGCCTGATTGAGTACGTCACTTCTGGCTCCAAGGTTGGCGACCAGATTGTGATTGATGTCAGCGCTGACCATAAGGTGACCGCTACTCTCACCGAGGGTTCCGTGACTCTGGCACAGCTCCATGCTGACGTGCAGTCTGCTATCGGCAAGGCGCACAGCCATACGAACAAGGCTGAGCTGGACAAGATTGTTACCGGCGATAAGGCAAAGTGGGACGCCGCTGAACAGAAGGCTCACGAGCATGATAACAAGACTATCCTCGACACTATCTCTCAGGATAAGGTCGATGCGTGGGATGGTGCTGTTGCCAAGCAGCATGAGCACGCAAACAAGACCGTTCTCGACGGTATCTCCGATGAGAAGGTCGCGGATTGGGACAGCAAGGCTGCTGGCGACCACAAGCATGATATTACCGAGCTGAAGCAGGCTTCCAGTTATATTGTGTTCAACTGTGGCAGCGCCTCTGTTAACATCTGAGCATAAATAAAACACAAGCAACCCCGTCGTGTGTTATGCACGGCGGGGCTTTGCTTATAAGGAGGCTACTGTATGGCTGAATATAATGCACGAATCAGACAAAAGCGAGACACGAGCGCAAACTGGACAGCAAAAGACCCCATCCTTTTGGATGGTGAAATCATCATTGTTGATACAGCCAGTGGTAGCGTTCGTAAGAAAGTTGGAGACGGTACAAAGAAGTATTCTCAGCTCCCCTTTGATGATGAAGAGATGCTGACTGCTCTTGCTGAAAAGTGCGATGCAAGCAATGCTGTTACTGCTACGTTGACCGCAGCAGGATGGGCGAGTGGACAGCAGACACTTACCATTGCTGGGCTTGGTGCAACGCAGAATGGTGTTATCGGCTTGTCTCAGAGCATTACCGATGAACAGCTCTCTGCTGCGTCTGAAGCAGAAATGTATATCTGTGGTCAAGCAGCGGGTTCTGTAACGATTGCCGCAAATGGGTCTGTACCCACTTGCGATATTCCAGTCGTTGTTATCCTGCTTGGTTGAAAGGGTGGTGCAGTAAATGAGTAATACACCAAACTACAACCTCTATTTGACCGATGACAGCTCAACTCGCTTTCAGGAATGGCGCAACCAGATGAATGGAACCGAGAACTCCAATATGGTAAAAATTGATGCTGCCCTTGGTGAGAAAGCAAACAGCAGTGTGGCAATCAATACCACACTGCTTGCGTCTGCATGGGTTGGTGTCGATGCGCCCTACACGCAAACCCTCACGATTAGCGGGCTTACTGCATCGCAGAACGGCACAATCTCTGTTGCTCATAATGCGACTGCAGAACAGCGTGAAATTGCTCGTGAGGCAATGCTCTCAGTTATCGGACAGGCTGATGGCACATTGACTATCGCCGCTGATGGCGAGATGCCAGAGCGTGACATTCCTGTTTACATCATTCTCTTAGGTTAAAGGAGGGGCGTAAAATGCCTATTTTATCTAACTTCCCCGGCGGCGCAGGTTCAGGCAGTGGCGGTCTGACACTTGCGGCTGTCTCCGGTATTACCACGCAGGTTTCTTCTGGGAAAGTCTATGTGAAGTGGACTGACCCCGATGACCTCGTTGTGGCAGGTTCTACGATTGCTGCTTGGGGCGGTACCCTGCTTGTTCGTAAGGCGGGCTCCGCGCCTACAAGCCGTCGTGACGGCACTATCGTTCTCGATAGTAACACACGAGACGCTTATAAGAATACTTACTTCTGTGACAGTGGTCTGTCCAACGGAACGAAGTATTACTATAAGTTCTTCCCCTATACAACTGCAAATGCCTACACTGACAGCACGGATGACGAATTCAATGCGATTCCGACTGTTCAGGTTGCAGGCATCACAAGCTGGAATGTTACCGGCATGAGTGCCTCTTCTGAAGCAGGCAACGGCAAGATGACCGTTAAGTGGACTGACCCTTCTGCTTCTATCTCTGCCGATGGCGTGACTCTGGCATCGTGGGCAAGCACCACAATTGTTGTGAAGAGCGGCAGCTACCCTACAAGCAAGGATGATTCCGGCGCTGTTTATACGCTAAAGGTCACGACACGCAACCGATATTCCAGCACGCCGTTGACGATTACCGGTCTGACAAACGGAACGAAGTATTACATTGCTTTCTTCCCAGAGACCACGGACGGCGGCATCAACACCTCTACGTCTCAGCGGACGACTGGTACAGCAAACCGTATCACGATTGCGAACGTACCCGCCCAGAGCGGTACACTGACCTACAATAAGTCTTCTCAGTCTCCGAGTTGGAGCAATTATAACACGACTTATATGACGATTGGCGGTACGACATCCGGCACGAACGCAGGCAATTACACGGCTTCTTTTACGCCGAAAACCGACTATCGCTGGTCTGATGGGGCGACTACCGCCAAGAACGTTGTTTGGTCTATTGGTAAAGCGACTGGTACGTTGACTGTGAGTAAGACAACAATCAAGCTTAGCTTGAGTAAGCTTACTGATACGTTCACGATTGGCGGCAACCACGATGGCACGTTGAGCGTGACCTCCAGCGCAACTGGCGTTGCCACTGTTTCCCGTAGCGGGAATACAGTTACTGTTTCTCACGTCAATCAAACAAATGGCGAAGCTACTATCACCGTGAGCTGCACTGCTGGTACGAACTATTCTGCACCGGCAAGTAAGACTGTCAAAGTTACAGCAGAGTTTATTCTTGCTACGCTGAATGACAACTCTTGGGCGGCTATCCACAGTGTTTCTGGAACTGGCGCAAGCTACTGGGCAGTCGGCGACCGTAAGGCTGTCGCTGTGAGCGGTACTGTCGGCACACAGGCTGTGAACGGTACTTACTACGCTTATATTATTGGCTTTAACCACAATAGCAGCAAGGAAGGTAACGGTATCACATTTGGCACATTCAAAACCGCATTGTCTGGTGGCACGGATATTTGTTTAGTTGATGGCAAGTACGATGGCTACTCAACAAACGGAACCAAGTATTTCAATATGAACCACAGCTCAAACACCAACTCTGGTGGCTGGAAGGGCTGTGACCTGCGATACGATGTACTCGGCTCAACGAACACGAATGATGGTGATGCCACGGCAACAACTGCGACAAACCCTGTCGCAAATACGCTAATGGCTGCACTTCCGTCAGACCTCCGCGCTGTGATGCAGCCAATGACTATCTACACAGACAATACGGGCGGTGGTAGTGACAATGCGTCTTATGTTACTAAGACCACAGACTACCTTCCGTTGCTGGCTGAGTATGAGATTTTCGGCACACGCACCTATGCGAACTCTGCCGAAAAGAACTATCAGGCGCAGTATGCGTATTACTCTGCTGGAAATTCGAAGGTGAAATACCGTCACAGCGCAACAGGTTCCACTGCTTGGTGGTGGGAGCGTTCTCCTCTTTACTACGGCAGCAACGACTTCTGCGTTGTGAGCACGAACGGCAACGCGAGCAGTAGCGACGCAAGGTATTCCGACGGCGTCGCCCCGGCTTTCCGCGTCTAATCCTGCATCAACAGTATCAAGCCCACGGAAGTGGGCGCGTTCAAATCATTAAGGGAGAGGGACGGTACACCCTCTGCGGTAAATGCAAGGGAACCTCGTCCCCCTCCCCATCCTATAATTAGCAAGGGTACACCCTTTGCGATTAGTGGTGAACGGCTCCAGAATAGTGCATTCGGAGCTAATAAATCCAAGAACGAAAGGAGATTCTTATGTCAGTCCTAAAAGCACACAGGTCTGAAAGTAAGGCTGAGTTCGTCAACGTGGCGAACAAAATCTACATCCAAACCATCGCTTTCCTGTCGAGGTTGTCATCTCGGTACTCCCGGCTCGTATCTAAGTCCGTGTCGGAGCTTGCCTCAGAAGTTGTAGACCACGCAGAAAAAGCAAACAGCATCTATCCATCTGATGCGGCACGAAAAGAACTTCGTAAGCAGCATCTGCTCGAAGCGAGAGCCTCCCTGATGGCTCTTGATGTCCACCTTGCTCATTGTTACGACTTGATGATGACGAACCCGTCCGGTTGTTTTACGACCGGTAGCGGAAACTCTGTCGGTGCGTCAGACGCGAAGAAAAAGCTGGAGCGCATGGCGCAGGAACTTGGTGATTTAATCGATGCAGAAAATGGTCTTTTGACCAATGTGTTGAAAAGCGATAAGAGCCGGTAAACGTCTATGATAATTTATGGGTGTATTTCTGTAAAACCTGTCGGTTGGGAGTCTTTTGCCTCTCTCTGTTCCACTGCTTGGTGGTGGGAGCGTTCTCCTAATTACAACAACAGCAACAACTTCTGCAATGTGAACACGAACGGCAACGCGAACAATAACAACGCAAGGTATTCCAACGGCGTCGCCCCGGATTTCGTAAACCAGAAATGGTCTGGGTCAATCGTAGTAGCCCAAAGGGTGAACTATGACCCTTACGAAAGGAGAAATACTTCCCGTGATGAAAGTCCGAAACTACCCTTTGATATTTTGACACGAACGCCGCCGGAGTACCCGTGCGTGCATGGCGAGAGATGCATCTTACCTCGTTTCATGTGTCACGAATTAAGCAGATTAGACGATGCCCTACAAGACATCTGTACGGAGGGTGAACAATTTTTATGAGTAGACGTAAAGGACGTTACGAAAGGCGCAAGACAAGGCGCGAAGAGAATAGGTTAAGGCGTGCCGCCACAGTTGGCGGTCTGCATGATGTCTTTGGATACGATGATATGTACAAAGCCGGAAAGAAATGCTGCAACGGTGTTCGTTGGAAGAATAGCACTCAACGTTTTGAGATGCACCTGTTCTCTGGAACAGCACGCAGACGACGTTTATTACTTGAGCGAAAATGGATTCCGGGTGCATATGTACATTTCACGATTTCAGAGCGCGGCAAGACCCGCCCTATTGATGCACCGAGAATCCAAGACCGTCAAGTCCACAAGGTTTATACCAAGAAGGTACTTCTACCGTTGTATCGTCCTGAGATGATTTACAACAACGGCGCCAGTCTTGAAGGCAGGGGCTTTGAGTTCTCAAAGAGAATGTTAAAAGAGGACTTGCGCTGGCACTTCCGTCGTTATGGACGAGATGGGAATGTGATTCTGATTGACTTCAAACAGTTCTTCCCATCTGTGTCCCATGAAGAAATCTTCAAGCGGCATGAGAAGCTATTGCTGAACCCAGATATCAGAAAAATCGGAGACGATGTTGTCAACACTGTTTCGGGCGGAGTTGGTCTACCGCTTGGTGTCGAGCCAAGTCAGGCAGAAATGATTGCGTTTCCGTCTGCACTGGACAACTTTATCAAATGCCAGCTCTCTATCAAGTGCGCCGGTCATTACATGGACGATTATTACGTCATTGTTCCGCCTGACCGAGACGCCAAAGAAATCATGGCTCTGATTGTGGCAAAGGCAGAGAGTCTCAAGCTAACTGTTAGCAAATCAAAGTCAAGAATTGTCCCGCTCACAAAGCCGTTCCGTTATTGCAAAGCAAAATTTATTTTGACCGAAACTGGTCGTGTTGTGATGAACGGAAATCGTGATGGAGTAAAGCGGGCACGAAGAAAAATAAAAGCATTCCGTACAAAAATCCAGAATGGAGAAATGTCATACGACGACCTCTGGACTTCCGTAAACGGAATGCTCGCATACTTTGAGTCCTACGACGACCACAATCGTGTGCTTCGGTTGCGTAGGCTTTTTTATTCGGTTTTCGGTTTTTCGCCGGAACGAATTGAAAACTTTAGAGAAAGAGGAAAAAAGGATGAAATATGTTGTGCATAGACGCTTCAAGGACAAAGCAATTTGCGGCGAAGTAAATCTCCCCGCTATGACCATGTGTGAAGAAGCCAATGGATATATCTTCCACGGTGACAAGCTCCTCTGCGTTGTAACAAGCGAGAACGCGCATCAGTTCTTTGCCCGTGACGACGATGGCGCAGGAATGCTCCGTGGAAAATTAACACAAGCCATTCAAAAGGCGCTCGCAAAGCGCGATGCGAATTATCAAAATCGATGGGACAAGGTCTGGGAAGACCCAACCTGCCAGCCGTATAAGCGCATTGAGTACGCAGACTTCTGGCTGTGGAACCATGATTTCTTCAACGCCGATATTGACACGCTCCGACACATCGCAAAGTTGGTAGGAGCAAAGGAGGTTGCTTAAATGTATCGAATTATCACACTGGACGGAACCGAGCTTGGTATGACCGACTCCGTTCTGTATATCAAAATTGGCAACAGCGGCAGTTTTACGCCATGCTCTGTTGACGAAGCGATTGGCGTAGCATTCAACAGCGAACCGTATAATCTGGTTGGTCACGACGAAATTGAGGGTGCTGGCACTGTAGTCGTTGCCAAATGTGACGGCGGCTCTTTGGTTGCCCATCAGCGTGACCTCGTTGACGAATTGATTCTTTCCGCGCTGGAGGTGTAATCGATGAAAGAAAAACTGAAAGCCATGTACCAGTCCGGTGCTATCGACATGAATGGTCTTTTGAAGGCTGTCGAACGCGGCTGGGTCACGATGGAAGACGTAATCGAAATTGTCGGAGAGGACAACTCTCTTGCCATTATCAAAGCTGCAAAGATTGCAGAAATTTCTAAGAGCTGTAACGCCATCATCGTTGCGGGTATTGATTTGGAACTGACACAGGGTGCCGTTCATTTTAATCTCAGCATCGAAGACCAAGCAAATATTGCGAACCTGTTCCGCGTTGTTGAGCTTGGCGGCACAGAGTTCCCATATCAATCAGACGGTGGTGTCTGCCGTATCTACACAGCCGCTGAGATTGCCCAAATCTATATTGCGGCGCAAACTCTTATTACCACTCAGACAACTTATCACAATGCTTTGAAAGCGTATGTACAGTCACTGGAAGGTGCTGAAGAAATCTCTGCTGTTACATACGGCATGACGCTGCCAGAACCGTACCTGTCTGAGATGAACGCAAAGCTTGCTGTTGCACAGGCTCAGATGAACGCTATCACAGAAAAGCTGGGCAACTAATATGAAGCGGCTGAAGGTATGTCTCAAACTGCTTGTGCTTGCCGTTATCGGCGGCGCAATCTATGTCGGCATTGAGATGCTTTGGCGTGGGCACAGTCATCCATCCATGTTTATTCTCGGTGGACTGTGCTTTGTTTCTATTGGTTTAATCAACGAGCTTTTCCCGTGGGAATTAGGAATCGTGTGGCAAGCCTTAATCGGCGGAACAATGGTGACCTGCCTTGAGTTTATCACCGGCGTTATCGTGAATATATGGTTGAAGCTGGGTGTCTGGGATTATTCTGGACTCCCTCTTAACATTTTGGGGCAAGTCTGTCTACCGTTCTATTTTGCGTGGGTTGGCTTATCTGTCGTGGCAATCGTGTTTGACGATTATCTTCGTTATTGGTTTTTCGGCGAAGAGAAGCCGCATTACAAGATTGTCTGATTATAAAACAATGCTTTTATCAAGGAGGTGGTTCGCATGAACGCCGACGAAAAAATCTGGCGCTATTTGAAATCTGCTGGTCTGAATGATTTCGGCGTCGCGGGTTTGATGGGGAATCTTTTTGCAGAGAGCGGACTGAATCCCAAGAACCTCCAAAATACATACGAGAAGAAACTTGGCATGACCGATGAAGAATATACTGCCGCCGTCGATAGCGGCAGTTATTCCAACTTTGTGAAAGACAGTGCCGGTTACGGATTAGCTCAGTGGACGTACTGGTCACGCAAGGACGCTCTCCTTGCCTCCTGTAAAGCCGCAGGAGCGTCCGTAGGGGACATGGATGCCCAGCTCAACTTCCTGCTTAAAGAGCTGTCTGTGGGCTATTCTGGGCTGCTGAGCACCCTCAAGAGCGCATCGTCTGTCCGTGAGGCATCCAATGCTGTTCTTCTCCAATTTGAACGTCCTGCCAATCAGGGACAGAGCGTCCAAGAAAAACGAGCCAGCTACGGACAAGCTTATTACGACAAGTTCGCTGGCAAAATCCAAATCAATACACCAGAACAGGAAGGAGGATGCAAGTTGAAAATTGTAGACAACCTGACAACGGTTAACTTCCGTTCAGGCAACATGACTCCGAAGTACATCGTCATTCATTATTTCGGTGCGCTCGGAACTGCAAAGAGTGTCTCTGAATATTTCAAGACACCGGGTATTCAAGCGTCTGCCCATTATGCGCTTGACGAGGGCGATACCATCTATCGCTGTGTCCGCGATAAGGACATCGCATGGCACTGTGGTGCGAACAAGTACAAGCACCCTGAGTGCCGCAACTCTAACTCCATCGGGATTGAAGCACGCCCTTCCAAAATCAATCGCAAGAGGGTTATGGCTTCTGATACTGATTGGTATTTCGAACCAAAAGTTGTGGACAACCTCGTATGGTTGACAAAGAAGCTGATGGCTCAGTACAACATTCCTGCAGACCACGTTATCCGTCATTATGATGTGACCGGAAAACTCTGTCCGAGACCGTGGTGTTGCGCCGACATGAATGTCTATTACAAGACGAGTGGCGACGCACAGTGGGAAGAGTTCAAAAAGAGAATCAGCGACGGCAAAGAGGAGGATGAAGATATGACTCTGGACACATTCAAGGAACTGATGAAGGAGTACCGTGCAGAGCTGCAGGACAATGACTGCGGCACTTGGAGCAAGGAAGCTCGTGAGTGGGCTATCTCCAACGGTCTCATCAATGGCACTGGCACTGAGGTGAATGGTGAACCCAACTATGCTTGGGCTGACCAGCTTACCCGTGAACAGGCTGCTGCTTTGTTCTATCGTTTTGCAAAACTGATGGGTAAAGCGTGATGGCTACATATAGCGGCAGCAGACAGCAAGCAAGGCGAAGGAGAAAACGCACAAGCAAACAGGACGCTTTTTCAAAAAAGCTGATTGACGATATCCGCTCCCTTCTGTGGATTGTTACAGTCGGTGGGTTACTTTTAGCGTTCTATTGTGTAAAGCGGAACTATACCGGAGCGCTGCCGTGGATTGGGGCAATGGTTGGATTGCCGTGGTCGGCACATGGCGTGGTATGCGCATTTTATTTGAACCTGTGTAAATCTGACCATTCTGCTGGTGGTATCACGTTCGAAAGCGCAAAGGCAAAAGGCTTCGTCGAAGACCCAAGCTGGGAGAGCCCAGCAATCTAAGGTGAAAGGCGGCACCTGAAATCCGCCCCACTACCTTTTAGAGAGGAGTTTGCATATGGAATTTATTGTGGAGAACTGGTATGTAATTGTTACTGGCATTGTGTTTATCGTTGGCGGCGTTATGGCTGTCCTGCGTTGGCGCAACCTGTCCACCGACAAGAAGTACGAGCAGATTCGTGGATGGCTTCTGCAGGCTGTTCTTGGCGCTGAGCGCGAGTTCGGTTCCGGTACGGGCAAACTGAAGCTGTCATCTGTTTACGACAAGTTCTGCGAGCGTTTCCCTTGGTTGGCAAAGGTCTTGCCATTTGAAACCTTTAGCAAATACGTTGATGACGCCCTTAGCGAAATGAAAGACGTGTTGAAACAGAACTCTGCTATTGCCTCCATAGTGGAGCCGAAGGAAGGGGAAAAATAATCATCCGAGGAGGTTTCTCTTATGACCGAGCAAGAGACCGTACTGTTAATTGAGACTGAGCAGCGATGCAAGTCCAATACGCACAGAATTGACAACTTAGAAGGTGAGCTGAAGGAAATCCAGAGTGAGCAGAAGGCTATCTATAAAATCGCTACTTCCGTTGAGCTCATTGCACAGCGTGTCAGTAATATCGAGGGCAAGGTGGATGACACCAATCGTAAGGTAGATGCGCAAGCAAAAGCATGGCAGGAAACCGAACGTAAATTGTCTGAGAAGGTTAATGAAACCGAGAACAAACCGTATAAGCAAATCGCCAACAATGTCAACACTGTCAAGGTTGCAATCATTACTTGCATCTCTACCTTGCTTGTATCTGGCATCATTGGCGCAATCATCGCATTTGGAAAATAATATCTAAGAATATTTTGTGGGTGTAAATATTCTATGAGCAGGCTGCAGCAGGACTGTCAGCCGTAGCGTTGAAGCAAGTGATGGGGTCAGCGTCCGTACACTTGCGGAGCTTGACTAAAGGTTATGCGGTTCCCACAGGCTGACGTAGGAGAAATCCGAAAGAAAACGCTAACAGAAAATTCATTTGACAAATACCGTTGAAGTAGTCTATAATAATAACACAAGGAGCGCCTGCTGCTAACAAGCGCCCCCTGCGGTGGAAACCCAGACGGTTGCCACAAACATACATTCTTACTGGGAAGAGGGTTTAACCCTCAAACGACAGTGAGCCGCTCTGCTTGCGACAGACGGCTCACTTCTTTCTGTTACGGAACTTGTCCCATGCTTGGATAAGAATCCAGCAGATAGACGCAATCCAAAAAACTTCTTGAAGAGTTATGTATGGTCACCTCCCTGAGAAAAATTTCCCGCGAGGGCTACATACACGCCTCCATTCCGCACTCGCGGGATGACAGGCAACCGTCTTTTTAACCGTACACCGTCTACAAAGGAGATGGGCTATGACTGAACCCGGAAACTCGACGTGGACGGTGGATTCCACAAAAGCCATTATAAAGGACTTCGGTGTAAATGTCAAATAGACAAGATATATGAGAGCTGCTGTTGAAGCACGCTCTCATTTTTTTGTGCGTTGTCACGAATACTATATATTTTTCGGGACAGATTTTGCTAAAAAGAAAAGGGCAGGAATGGGATTTTGATTTCCCAAACCTGCCCTTATTTTTTACGCTGATATATGTATGATGGCTAAAGAAAGCACCCCGTCAAAGACGGGGTGCTCCTTAGTAGCCATGTTGAATTCAAAGTGAATTGGTGTAAAAGTGGTGTCAAACCAGAGGTTGTATCACCTGTAACCGTTGTGCCACAATGCTTTCTTAGCTCTGGGGCTTCATTGTCGGAAACAGGAT